TAAAGTATTTTTAGTTACCTGTAAAAGGTTGCTAGCTTGTTCCGCTGTTAGTAGTTGCTTCATAGTTCCCTACTTTAGTCGTATTGGGTGTAATTGTGTCAAGTTTGGACTAGTTCGGCGTGTTGTTTTTATTTTGCGCCAGTTCCGGGTTAAGGAAACCCATTAGGCCTGCGACTATTGCGCCCATTAGCGAGCGGTAATTTAAGTCAAATTGAGTTGCTTGCCAAGAAGCCAAAAAAGCGACTAGGCCGAATGCTACGGGTTTTGGTAATTGGTGCATTTTCGTTACTTTCATTTTAGGCACTTGGTAGGTTCTACGGCGTCCAAGGCGTAGCGATATGGATAAACACGGGCTTCAAGGTGTAAGTGCGGTCCGCTTGAGCTGTTGCCACTAATTCCGCTGTCCCCAATTAGGTCGCCTTGCTTAATCTTTGTGCCGGGTTTTAAGTTTGTTTTTTTGCTTAAATGGGCGTAGATAAAACGGTGGTATCCGTGTTGAATAACTATGTGAATACCGTAGGCTTTGCCCCATTGGGCGGCGGTAATTACTCCGTCGTGTACGGCATACACGGGCGTACCCACACTAGCCGCATAATCTACGCCTGTATGATAACCACAAGCCCATACGTGGCCGTGTGTACCAAATTGGCACGTTACCACGGCTTTCTTTAACGGTGCCTTAAAAGGCGGTTTTTTGGCTGCTGTTGGCATTATTTCCCCTATACCGTGTATTCGCCCGTAATAACCCAGTAGTCGTTAGTGTTAATCGTTACTGGGGTTCCTTGCACAAATTGGGCTAACGTGGTTCCGTTTGATAAATAGGGTTTAGCAAAATTACCCGAAATTCTTACTTGAGTCGGGTAATAGTCGCCTGCGCTGTCGTCCCAAAATACACCATTTACCCATTTATTATCTATGTAAGTATTGTTAGCTACTGGTAAGGCAAATTGAATACCGCTAGTGCCTTTGGTGCCATTACCTACACTAAATTTAATTTCAAAATAGACTTTATTGCTTATTTGCTGATATCGGCCTAATAATGCGCCTGTGGTGCCTTTGGTCCAGCCCGTCGTACTGTCTATGGTTGGCGTGTAGGTTTGCCAAGCACCTAATAGGGCGTCTACGTCACTACCTAGCCAGCCAATAGCGGTCGCGCCGTTGCGTACTAAATCGGTGCTAACGGGAATTCGAAAGCCGTTATTTGTTGTAACTGCCATTAGATTACATCACTCCAAGTTGTCGCACTAGTTTTATACGTTGCCCAAGTGTCCCCAGCGGCTACGTTATACCACATAGTATAAGGTTTAGTTTCTTTATAATCCGATAGGTAAAGCGTTAAAATTCTTTGGTTTCGTCCAAGGTTCCACGTGTAGCCCTCGATAAATCCGTTAAAATCGCGTCCGTATTGGTTTGGCACCGCAACGCTTATACGTTGCCCTGTCCGTACGTTGGCTAAAGATGTGCGTAAAGCGTTTGTTATTGCTGGGTTTTCTAAGTTAATTTGGCAGCTTGCTAAACGTGGGCGTGGGTATGCTCGACTGGCTAAAAAAATTTGGGCTTGGGTATTAGCGTCCGAAACGTTATGTAGTTCTGTTGCGCGTGTAGCTGCTAAACGTCCAAACATATTGCGGCTTTCGGTATCCGTGTAAATGGTGCCGTTATTTGCGCTACCAGCACCGTAGGTAAGGTTTACGGCATTGGCAATAGTTGTAACCGATTGAGTGGTAGAAAGACTTGACGCTAATACTTGCGTATCGTCAAGTGCAAAACTATCTGTACGCGCTGTTCGTGTCGCGTAACTTTCGTAGCAAATAACCTCTAAATTTTCATAGAGTAAGCCCATTCCAGACTGAGCGGCTACTTGCATTAAAGTTAATACGGAGTCATTACTTTTAGTGTCCGCGGCTATTTCATACCCGCCCGGAGTTTCAATATTAAAGAATGGCCACGAGCTGTAAGCAGCCGCGTCACTAATACGGTTACCCTCTAATTTTTTGGTAAACGTAACACTTGGCACGATATCTCGGCTTAGTCGAGTAAGCGGCCCAGTCGCGGTAATTGTGTAATTTATGAGTCCATTGCCGTTTTGCCATACGCTTATATCTTGGTTTACGTCAGTAACATAACCCACAAATACGTAACTTTTACCACTACCTGCGCCCGGGTCGTCCACGGCCCATAAAACTAAGTCGCCTATGCTTGAGTCTGGCGGTACCTGGTTATCTTGACGTAGCGAATATGAGCAAGTGAAAACGCTGGGGCTTGGCTGGTCTGCCAAATTATTACGCCCATACGTCGCCGAAATACTGTTTATGTCTACTACGTCGTCTAATATTGCGTCGCCGATAACTAAATAATTGCTTGGTGTGGGTAAAGTCATTAAATCGCTACCCTGTTAAGGTTTACCGCTCCAGTTCGTAACCCTGACGTTTGCATTAAACTCTCGATACTACGGCGGGCGCTTTCCGCGTCCACGATACCGTTTAAGTTAATAACGGTGTGGCCTTGTCCCATACCGTAACTAGATTGTTTAAAATTGCTTGGTGGCGGTGTCGTGGTTGTTGAATATCCTGCGAAACCTTGACTTGCTCCCCAAGCGTTTGCCTGTGCTTGTGTCCAACCTTTTAGTTTTTTCATTTCATTAACTTGGTATTTTGCTAATTCTGCGTCTGTATATGGGTCTTTTGTTGAGCCTTTAGAAGCGTATGCAAGTCCCGCTAAAGGTACTAACCTTAATAATCCGGCAATTCTTGCTGCTATACCTGCGCCAGCGGTTCCGCCAGCGGCCGCAATGTTTGACGCTGTTTGCGCTTCCGCAGCTGCCGCCGCGGTTCCCGCAAGTCGCGAATATGCGGCCGTCATTAGCCCCACGGCTGTCGTAATAGTTGTTACCGCTGCATTTATTTTGCCAATAACAAAAATAGCGGCTACTGCTTTCCCAAAGTTTTTTAGAAGTTCTGTATGGTCACCTAACCAAGTAACTATTTCTTTGGCTTTTTCACCCCATTTTTTTACCGACTCATAAGCCGGGTCGCCTTTTTTCTTTATACCTGTAAGCCCGTCTATAAAACCCTCTACGCCTGAAGCAATTTTTGGTAGCCATTCGTCCGCTAAAGGTTGTAAAGCGTCAAGAATTGCGCTGCCAATTTGTTCTTTGGCTTCGCTAATACGTTGGTTAAATATTTCTAATTTGCCTGCAAAAGTGCCAGCGTTTGCGGCGGCAGCGCCTTTAAATTGTGCCGCCGTTTGTTGTAATGCTGTTGCTAAATCTTTATTTTTTATTGTTGCCGCGTCGAGCGGTACGCCAAGTTTTTTAAGGCCTGATAAATTCCCATTTTGCGCGGCTGTCAAAATTTTGGTAACGGCTTCCAAGTCCTTACCGCTGCCCGCAGATATATCTAGTCCAAGGCTTAATAAATCTTGCCCTTTAGTTAAACTTCCTGTTACTGCCGTTAATTTTGCTAACGCTGGGCGTAATTTATCGTCCGATACTCCGTAAGCGAATTGTTGTTTTGTTATCCAACGTTCCGTAGCTTTAACTTGTGCGTTGGTTGCTTTGACGGTATTTTTTAAAGAATTTTGAAGCGTTTTTTGGCTTTTTTGGTCTGCAATAGCGGCTTTTACTGCGTCTACGCCAAAAGCAATAGCCATACCGGCAACGGCCGCGCCAGCGATTGCGGCACTTTTGGCCAAAGTTTTCATATTCTTTTTTACGTTGGCCGAAAAATCGTCAGATTGTCCGCTGGCTTTTTTTAAGCCTTTACTAAAATTGTCTGTATCGGCTAAAAGGTTAAGTTTTAGAGTTCTAATATTTGCCACGGGTTACCATTTCTTTTTAATAATCTTATCCACGGTGTAAAGGAAATCGCGCCTAATTTGTGGCTGTGCTTTACGAAGTGTTGGAAAAATGAAATAGCCACGGCTACCAGACTTGAACCTACCCGAATAGGCTGGGAATTTGCGGCCGCCTTGTGGAAATGTATTAGGTCCGGGTTTTACGGCTCCAAATTCGGCACCAAATAATAAGTCGCCATAAGTCGGTTTAGGGTTATTTGCCGTTGCTCTGCGACTAACTGGGGCTTTACGGGCGCCACCGACGGTAATGCTAGGTACACGGTCCTTATTTGCTTTAAGGCTTCGAGCTACTATGCGGGCTTGTGCTGGGTTTGGCGCATAGGCGGCCGCTGTTTGTATCTTTTGGACTAAATTACCAACCATACGTTTATTAGTTACGCGTAACTCGTCCTGCGCTTCTTTCGGCATAGTACGAAAAGCGGCCATAAGGGTACGGTAATCCTCGTCGTCGAGTTCCAATTTAAACGTTATTCGGTCTTTGTTATTCGCCATTTTCGAACACTTCCCAAGCGGTTTTTAGATCGGTTAAAGTCCAAGTTTTTAAATCCTGTAACGGTATACCAGTATTCAAAGCCATTGAAACAAGGGAGCGGTTTAAGCTTCCTTGTCTATGGCTTTTGGGTAATCGTCTATAACCTCGAAATTCACTAAAGTTTTAACCCAGTCTTTATAGTCTTTGGTACTTTCGCTTGCTATCCATAAAGCGTAAGTTATAACCTTGGTGCTACCGTCGGCTATTTTATCTTGGGCTTCGGATACGGTTAGTTTCAAATCGTCCTCTAACCGTACCCAAATCCAAGCGTGGTCTAGGTTTACCGTTAATTCGGTATCTGCGTTATTTATTTTTACTTTCATTTTCTGCCCCTATCTGGCTATTTAGGCTTTTGTTACGCTTCCGCCAGCAACCTTAAAAGTAAGGGTTGTGGTTAATGCGTCGGTAGATGAACCACCGACACCCGGCTTTTCTGGGTATACGTTACCCGAAAACACTTTACCGCCAGTTTTGGTAGTGAATACGAAAGCCAATACGGTATTTGGTGCGCTAGCTGCCGCTTCGTAAAGGGCATTACATACACTTAGGGTACCGGAGCCTGTGCTATTCCAGTCTTGGTATAGGTCTACCGTTAAAGTAGCGTCGGTACTAATGTATACGTCTTGCTGGCCACTAATCGGCTCTAACGTAACGCGGTTAATGGTTTCTGCCAATACCACACTACTAGCGACGTCCGTATAGGTCGTCCCACCAATAGTTAAAATAAGGCCTTTACCAGTAGTAAATTCTCTTGCCATTGTTTATTACTCCTTTAAGTAACGTATTGTGTAATAACTAGCTCGCTAGTCAAATATTCGGTACTGCCCACTTCGGCATTTGTTGGCTGGCTAAAGTTTCCAACACTTACCCAGTCTGGCAGCTTCTTATATACAGTTTCTATCATTTTTTCCAAGTTTACTAACGCCGCTTGGTTATCGTTGTTAATTACCATTAGTGTTATGGAAAAATCAGCTGTGATAGTGACGCCGTTAATAATGTTTACGTATGGTGAACCTGGAACAATAACCACGGCTGGCGCTATCATAGTTTCGTTAGGGTACGCGTATACGCTGTAACTTGAGTGTTTTAAGGCTGCGGCTAGGGCTTGCCTTGTGCTTGTTAAACTCACCCTACAAACCCGCCCATACTCATATACGGGGCGATTAGGCCCGTTACACGGGTAAGTAATGCGCGTCCCAAGCGGTGTGGCGCTGGGGTGAAGTCTACGGCCTGTATTTGTCCGCCTGGGCTTGTCCGTTGTTGAAAAATTTCCACGGCTACGGCTAACGTGGCTTCTCGAATTGCTGGTACTTCATCATATAACGTTGCTTGGCTAGCAAGTTTTACTGTCGCCCACGGTTTAACCTTTTGCACTACTAGCTTGGCGGTAACTATGGTTACTTGGAAATAGTAATTTCCGACGGCTGTAATAGTTTTGGTGCCATTAAATACGCCAGAAAGTCCACTAATAATTACGCTGTCGCCGACGTTGTAACTATGTGGGGTATATGTGTAAAACGTTACAACATTTGCGTTATCTGCTTCGTAACTCCAGATACTCGAAGTGTTGTAATTTAATAGGCCGTCTACTAATTGGTCTGCCGCGTCTGCTACCTGTTGCAGCATATCGTCAGGGTATAGAGTGCCGACACCAAGGGTTACCCTGAATTCGTCTAAATCTATTTTTGCCATTAGTAAAAGGTCCTTTTAGGTGGGTGGCTGGCGCCTAGGGAACAGGCTAGGCGCCAGCCGGTCTAAGGGTGTTGCCTAGGTTAGGTTAAAGCGACGTAGGCCAGCTGCGCGCTTAATAATCGTTGCTAGGTAACCGTGTAGGGAAACTTCAATTTGTAGGCTGTTAATCTGGTTTACCTGTAACTGGCGTGGTGCCTGCTCATAGATACCGATTGAGTCAGGCGAGATAATAAACGCGCTTTCGTCGATAGTGGTTGCAACCATTGAGTTATCTACGTACAAGTCCAAGCCAAATACGTTACCGCGGCTTGAGCCTACGCTAACGGTTCCGCCTGCGTTTTGTGGCTGCGCTGCGTTAAAGATTGGTCGGCCTGTGGTGTCCGCTGCGTTAAGCAATAACTCCCATTGTGAAGCGCCTGCTACATAAGCGTTAGCAAAATTGCCAGTACCTGCGTAAGCTGCTACGGCTTCCTTGCTTGCGAAAGCCTGCAAGCCTGCCACACTTGCCGCGGTGGTGCTTGCCTGTGTACCGCCAGCGGTAATGGCTGCGATAACGGCTGCGTTTGTTGCCTTAGCGTACGCTGCCACCATTTCATTCATTAGCTCGTTGTAAAAGGTCGGTGTGCCTTGTAGGTCCAAAAGTTCGACACTAAAGGTATTCATTCCCGCGTATTTTTTGGCGGTACCCGATAGATACGTGGCTGTAATTCCGGTTTCACTTGGTGCGCCATTTTCTGCGGTTTCCGCAACGGTTGGGACGGTGCCAATTTTTGGAATAGAAATAGTATTACCGACGAAACGGTGGCCAGTTGCTCCACCACAAGCTTCGATAGTTGGGCGGCCAAATTTACGCTGAGCGCTACCTACTACTTCGTTAAAGTATTCGGTTGGGTTAAAGCCCGGGTTGGTGCTTAGGGTGTCGTCGGCTGCCATAACGTACTGGCGGCTGTCGTCGTTGCCGCGGGCGGCTTTAATGCTGTGTTCTAGGTATGAAGCACCGTCGTTAATTGGGCTTCGTGGTGCGGTAAGAATG